AATCCCCAGATGCTGATCTTCTTCACCCCGAGATAGATCGCAAAAGCGACCGCAAAGGCCGCTGTGCTGTTGAAGTAAGTGACTTGGCAGGCGTTGATCACGTCCTCGAGCGGATAGGCGACGAGACCTGGATAATCAGGATGCGGACGGCTCGTATAGACTGGCCCGGGATGTGTCTTCAGCCACGTCAGCATGTGGGCGATGTTGCTGTTCGGCATCGCCTCGGCGCGCTTCTCCTGAATCCTAACATCATCGAGGTGAAAAACGCGATCGCACTGGATCACGTCACCGACCGCATTGATGCCCCAGACTTCGTCGGCGAAGGCTTTCCGCGATCCGTTGCGCTTGATCATGTCGACATAGGCCTCGAGGGAAGGCCCGAGGCCGAGGATGACAACGTGTTCGGGGACCTTGCCCGGCGAGGCCGGCGTCACAAGCTCCAGCCGCGGGCTCTTTGCGGCCTCGTCAGCCCAGCGGATATTCGGCATCCGCCCATCGAAGCCTTGTCGCACATTGACCGGAAACCATTTGGCGAGCTTATCGATGTCGCCATGGTCGCAAGTCAAATCCGCTGGCAGGTCGGCCGGCCTGTTCTGAACGATGACCGAGATGTTGTAGCCGTAGGTTCCGACCCGCGCTTCGCGGCAGTCGAACCCGGCCAGCACGAGCTGGTAGAGCAGAAGTCCGGCGTTCCACAACGTCACATGGCCACCGACAATGGCGTGCTTGAGCGGCGGGACCGTAACCGCAAGATAGCCGTCGGGCCGCAGGCGGCGTCGGCACTCGCGCAGGAACGCGCCCGGATCGACCTGATGCTCGAGCACGTGGCACGCCCAGATCGCGTCGAAATCCGTTTTCTCCGATGGCCATGACATGAAGTCGCCAAGATAGTCGGCTGGCTCGATCAGCGAGATCGCAGTCACTTCGCGGCCGGCACCGCGCATAGCCCGCGCATGCTCACCCGTTCCGCTGCCGATATCGAGGACGGTCCTCGCGTCGCTATATTGCAGCAAGAGCGCAAGAGCCTGATCGCCACGAAGAACTGTCATGCTGGTCAAATCTCCACCCAATGAAAGGCATCAACCCCGGACGGCCAACCTTGCGGCCTCCGCCCGGGATGAACGCAAGACAATCACTACGCCTGGCCGGAGACCGGGCGATGGTGCGGATGGCCGAGGAGGACGGTCGCGGCAATCGGTGTTCCGGCGGTCACCGTCGATTTGACGTTGCCCTGAACATATCGCTTGACCCCGCGATAACCGATGCGCTTGCTGACGTTCTTCGACACGTCAGAAACGCGTGAAGCCGTTGCTCCGATGCCGGCCAACGCTTCGGTTCCGATCAGATCGGCATCCGCAACCGAGGTCATCGACCCAGTTGCGTCGCCCTCCAACACGGTCACGGTGAAAGTGGCGTTGGTTGCGGTAATGGTGCCGAAATCGAACTCGACGGTAACGCTGTCGTATCCCGCTCGATCGCGCGGCTTGCCAGTCTTGCCGGTGCCGGTGGTGCCCACCGCAACGGGAGAGATGGTGCGCATGCGCTTGATATTTGAAGACAGGTCTCTGGTGCTCATGGTGAGCGTCCTTTCCGATCAATGGTGGCTAGAGGGATGAGGGTGAAGCGGCGCACCGCTATGGATGCGCCGCGCCGCACTGCTCACGATCAGGTGTGGCACTTCAGGATCTTGATCGCCTCTGCGAGGACGACGAGACCGCCCAGACGTCGGCGGAACCAGAAACGGACGTTTCCGGAAGCCGCTTGGGTGAGCTGATCCCGCACCATCATCATGGCGATGCGGTCAACCAGCGTGTAGGCACGCCGGAAGTCCCCATAAGCGATCGGGAACGCGTTCGCGCCCTCGTTCGGCATGTCGGGCATCTCGACATAGGGCGAGCCGAGGATGGTGTTCGGCAGGCCGCCGGAGACGCCCGTGCCCGGCGTACCGCCGAAACCAGGTGCCCAGATATAGTTCTTGTTCGAGTCCTGGAGCTTGCGCACCGAAGCGAGCGTCGCCCGGTTCATGATCCAGTTGGCATTCGCGGCATAGCCTGACTTCAGCGAGCCCCAGAGCGCGATCAGGCCATTGGCCTGGCCGTTTGCGTCCTGGATGGTGGCGGCGGCGCCGGAGTTGGTGAAGCCGGCGAGCACATCCGTGTTGGTCAGGATGCCTTCGCAAGCGTTCACGCCGCTGCCGTTGATGATCTCGTTGCCCTCGAGCACAGCGAACTGCTCGCTCGCCTCGCCACGGATTTCAGCCTCCATGTCGAAGGCCGCGTCCTCGAGCATTTCGTTCGAGAGGTCGACCATCGCGTACATTTCGGGAGCCGGAATTTCCTTCATCCCGTATGCGAGACCGGTGGTCTCCGTGCGGGTGGCCTGCTCCGCAGAGCGCCGGGCCGCGAAGGTGCCGGTGCGGGTCGGAATATTGACCGACTTGTTGGCGGTCTGGCGCACCCGAACGATCGAGCGCATCGGCGACTGCAGAACGATCGCCTTGATGATCTCGTTGACGAAGTCGATCGGAGCCAAGTAGCCGCCGGCAGTGTCAGTCGACACCGACAGCGACTTGTACTCAGCCGTCACGTCGGTGAGCGCCTTGCGCTGATCTTCGGAAAGGTTCACCTCGCCACGGGTCTGGGCATGAAACACGCCCTCGCCCCAGTTGCGGACGCGCTTCTTGAGATCGATGACGCGGTCGCCGTCAGTGCGGTTGGGACGGCCGAGCTTCGCTTCAATTTTCTCGATCAGCGCCTTCTGGGCGCCCTGCTGCTCCTCGATCGCCTTGGTCTGCTTCTCGGCGAGCGTGAGCTTCTGGTTGAGACCCTCAAAGCCCGCAAGCGTCGTCTCGATCTTGATGACCTTCTCGACGAGGATCGGATCAGCCGCGCCCTTCTTGGCGATCTCGGCGATCCGCTTGTCGTTCGCATCCTTGAACGCCTCGAATGCGGACATCACCGGCTCGACGGCCGCTTTCACTTCCTTCTGAACTTCCTTCAGGTCGATGTCAGGCATCGATACCTCCTATGAACGGATGAGTTTGGCGAAGGCCTCAAACGGCCCCCGAATGGCATCGCCGATGCCTGCCTCATCACGAGGAGGAATTGCCGGCCACCCGACATCACGTCGGAGCCTCTTGCGGAAGATAGCCACGGCCCTCACGGCGTGGGTTTGCGAGAGCCCTGCCTCACGCAGGGCTTCTTCCATCTCGCGTGGATCAAATGAACCGTCCGCCTTCACATTCGTGATGGTGGCGAGGCGGTTCATCGGAAACGTGACCGGCGACACCTCGATGAGGTGCACCGACTTGAGCTTGCGGTTCGGCTCGCCGGGCTTGCCGCTGCCGTAGCTGAAATCCTTCGGCTGGTAGCCGATCGAGAGGCCGTTGAGCACGCCCTCCTTCATGCAGCCGTAGACGCGTTTACCGGCATCAGTCTCCAGGTTGATGAGTTGGCCCTTGCACTGCAGGCCACGGGTGTCCTCAGACATCCCGAGCCACTTGCCGATCGGCAGGTCCGCCATAGGATCAGCGCCGAACGGGCCGCCCTGCGAGCCGTGGTTGAGCAGCATGTGCGGCATGGAGCCGGCATCCTTGTGCTCCTTGAGCGTGTCGGTGAAGGCGCCCTGCATCATGACGTCGCCGCCGCCGTCCTCGTTGCCGAAGATCGAGGCGTAGCCTTCGAACACGCCCGGGTCGCCGCCGCTGACGAACTTGCAATCGAGGAAGCGGGCAGCCTTGGTTTCGGCATTCGCAGACTCGCCGCGGCGCCGCTTCGCGCCCTTGGCTTCGATGAGGAGACCGCGGGAGTGGATCATGTGATCAGCCCTTCGTTGGCCGCTTGAAGACGTGGTATTTGTCGGTCTCATTATCGAGGATCGACATTAGGGGGCCATCGCTGTCGGTCAGGGCCGAGCCCAAGCCATCTAGGTCGATATAGCCAAGAACGATCTCCGGCACTTTCTGTAACTTCGATCCTCCATCAAATAGCCAGTTCGTCGCAATTTCTTCGTCGTCATCAAATTCGCCTTCGTAGTGGTCCTCAATGAATTTTCCGAGTTCAGATGGACCCATCTTCGGATAGAGCGAAAGAAGTTCATCAAGAACATTCTCAGCCATGCCGTAATTGTCTTTTGCCTCGTTCAGGGCCGGAACGAAGCGTTCGCCATGCTTCGCAATGAAATCGTGGTCCGCCTCAGTGAAATCGCTTTTGTCGGATGATCCACCAGCATTAGTCCAGCGCCCATGATCATCACGCGCCTGGTTCGGATCGAATCCCTTGATCGCGCGCGCGAGCTGCTCGAAGGGCCCGCTGATAGCGCTCTGGAGATCCTTGCGCATCGTCATGAACCCTTTGACGGCCTGGTCTTATCGATGAACCGCATGTGTTGCGTGAAAGCACGTCCGATCTCGTCGATCAGCTCCTGCCGCGTTTTGCCAAGCGCAGGACGGGGCCCGAAATCAAGGGTCTCGGCAATCTCTCGCAATTTCGAGTTGGCAACGGTCTTGTCGTGCATGAGCGCATCAAGCTCGGCTTGGAAAGCAGCCCGATGCACGCCCGCATCATAAGTATTGGCCTGCATGGCACGGGCCGCCGTCTCGGCCGCGGCGCTGATCGCCGAAAGGTGCGCCTCGGGAGTCCTGGGCTTGCTGCTTCCGCTGCCATCGCCGGCGCCATCGCCTCCACCCGAGATGCCAAGCGACCAGCGCCCGTGGTCGTCGCGTTCTTGGAGTGGATCAAACCCGCCCTTGTGCTCACCCTTGGCTCCGAAGGGCACCGCGCCATCGCCCGGCGCCATCGGCTTGACGGCCTTGGCGAGCTCGTCGGCGCCGTCCAACGGGTTGAGCTCGTCGAGCTCACGCACCTCGTTCGGCGTCATCCACGCATCGGAGCCGCCGGCGCCGAGCGCAGCCTTGAAGTATTCCGCGCGCGATTTGGAATCCCCGCGCATCAGCGCCGAGAGGTTCACCTTGGCGAAGACTCTTTCGTCGCCCTTGCCGGAGAGAAGATCGCGCTTGACCGTCAGTTCCCACCGCCTCGCCCAAGGACGGATGGTGTGGACCACGTGCGCGATGAAGTGGCTTTCCGACGCCGCGAAAGTGGCCGACTTGTCGCTGTGCATCACCATCTGCGGGATGACGCGGAAGAAACGGCAAAGCTCCTCGAGCTGGAAGCGCCTCGTCTCCAGGTGCTGAGAGTCGACGCCAGTCATCACCATCGGCGTCCACTTGGCGGCCTGGTCGAGGATCCATGTCTTGTGCGCGTTCTCGAGCCCTGACCGGCTTTGCTCGATCTGCGCCTTGATGCGATCGTAGCTCGGCTGGCTGAGCGTGCCATCGACCGAGAACAGGCCGGAGGGCTTCGCGGAATTCTTGTGCAGCCGGGCGTGCGTCTCTTCGGTCGCGATCGCGAGCCCGAATGCCTCGCGGGCGACCTGCACGACGTCGAAGCCGCTGACGCCGTTCCAGCCTGGCCCGCGCAGATGGAAAATCCGGTTCGCCTCGAAGCGCTCACCGCCGAGCTGCGGAACCTCGTAGGTGATCCGCCAGTCACTATCCTGGTGGACCTTGACGTTCGGCAGCAGCGGCAGGAGTTCCAGCACTCGGCCGCCGCTATCCATGTTCTTGAAGGCATAGCCGTTGCCGGTCATCACGGCGTGCAGCGTGAGAAGCTCGATGAACTCCATCGAGGTCATCCACGCGTTCGGTTGCTCGTAGATCAGCCGATAGAGTGGGTGCTCGGAGGCAATGTCGGCGCCGCGATCCTTGCGCGCCTGGTACAGCTTGAACGGCAGCGACCCGACGTCCTCGGAGATCACCCGGCCGCATGCAAACCCGGTCGCATTCCTCATTGCCGCGTCGACGTTGACGGCTACGCCGGACTTGACTTGGCCGCCCTCACCCCACAAGCGTGACCACGTCAACGCCGAGATGTCGGTCGACTTGTGCTCGATCCCGCGACCGATGGCGTTGAAAAATCCGACCATTCAATCAGCCCGACCTAGCCGCGCGCGCGCGGGCCCACGTGATGGCAGCCACGCCGCCCAGCAAGAGAACACCGCAGGTGATGTAGCCAAGAGGCTGATAGTGCAGCCACGCCCCATAGGAGATCAGGCAGACGGCAAGCGCGCCCACAACGTCGACCATCAGAGAGGGGAGCGCCTGCGCGAACGACCAGACGGCCGAGGCGCAGACGCTCAGGAATGCTCTGGTCATGAAATCCTGCGAACTTTGCCCGGCCGGCTCTTGGTGATCGTTGTCCGGCCGAGCTGTCCGGTCTTTCTGTATGACCCCTACCGCTTACCTAAGACCGGATAATCCTGGGCGGTCGTTGGGGCGCGTGCCGCGCGCCTTCCGTTGGCGCCGGTCGCGTGTAACTTTCAGATGACCAAAAGCGGCGAGCGATCGAGGTAAGACCCACCGCCGGAAACCGGATTGAGGCTCATCAGGTGCGCGGCGTTGAACAGCGCCATCGCGGGATCGACCTTGCCGAAGCCAGCCTCGTCACGGGCGACCATCATCGCGGTACGGGTCGGGATCACCTTGAGATTTCCGATGCACCATTGCAGCATCGGCGAGCCTGAGTGCCTGAACGAATAGTCAGCGAGCTTGATCTCGATCGTCTTGATCGCGCCCATCAGCGCAATGCCCTGGCGCACCGCGTCGAGCTTGTCGGCGTCCTGCGTCACCCCGATATCGTTGAGCGCATCGACGATGGCGCCGATGCCGGCCGCATCGACGCCGACCTGGGCGAGCAGCCCAAGATCGAGAATGCGCTTCACGAGGTTGACGACCCAGCGGATGTTCTCCGCATTGATGACCGGCACGCCGTCGACCGGCGCCGTGTAGGTGAACTTGGTGAGGTCGCCCTCGCGCTCGAACTGGTCGTAGTACTCGATGTTGGCCTTGCGCCGATCAATACCGATGTCGGAGATCAGCGCATGCGCCCAGGCGAGCCAGCGCTTGGTGCCCTTCTCGCGCCCGAGGACCGCGACGCCGAGAAGATCATCGAGGCCGCCACCATCGAGCCCGACCGTTACGATCTCGGAGCGGTTGAGCACCTCGTCGAGGGTGAGCCCCTCCTCGAGGCCTCGATCCCAGACCAGCGCGCCCGCCCAGCTGTCGGCGCGCAGCGCGAGGCCGACCTGGACGTTAAGGTGCTTGGCCTCGAAGTTGATCTGTGACGACTTGCCGGCGCGCTCGGCTTTCGCCGCCTCGTCGACCAGGAACTCCTCGTCGACCGACGCGCCGAGGTTCGGGTTCGGGATGTAGAAGTTTTCAGGGTTGCGGTACTCGCCTGACTCGATCATCCAGCGCGGGAATTCATAGATCAGCGGCAGCGAGCGCGGGTCGTTGATCTTGCCGTCCCGGATCCCGCGGAACTCCTCGAGCTTCTGCGCGAAGAAACCTGCCGGCGCGAAATCCGATTGGGTCGTGAGGTAGATCACAAAACCCTCGGGGCGCGAGGCGAGACCGCCCATCGCTTCCCGGATCATCGCCTCGGCGTTCGCGCGCTTGCCGAACAGCCAGAGCTCATCGATGAGCAGCCCGATCGTCTTCTTGCCGCCGACCGTCTCGCTGTCGGCCGCCACCACCTTCAGGAAAGCGCCCGTATTGCGGTGCTTGATGGTGCGAAAGTTCTCCTGCACATGCAGGAGTTGGTGGAGATCGTTGTCGGCGCGCACCATGTCGCGCGCAGGATTGAAGCTGTTGTCAGCGATCTCGCGCGTCGGCGCCAGGATGTAGAACTCGCCGCTATCGCGCCAGTTGCGGATCAGCGCGGTCACCATGATGGCGGCAGCAGACGTTGACTTCGTATTTTTTTTCGCCACCGACTGCAGAAAGAACCGGATCAGGCGGCGGCCGCTCTCGGCGTCGTACGAGCCGAAGAGCGCCTTGGGCAGATCGAACACCCAAGGCAGCGAGGCCTCGCCCATCGTCGGCCGACCAGGCACATCCACCAGGCGCAGATCCCGCATGATCTGGAGCGCGGCTTCGGCCTCCTCCGGGAACAACGGCTCGAAGGGCACCAGCGACTGGCGGGCGATGATCCTCGACTCCCAATCTGGGCAGGAAGTGGTCCACTCCGGCACGTGCGGACGATCAGTTCAGGTCGGCGAGCCGCCGCGGCGCCGACGGCGTCGCATAACGGCCAGTGCCAGCGATCTGGGCAGCCTGCGCGGCCTCTTCCTTTTTGCCGAGCGGGCGATCGGTCATCTGCTCGGCCATGCGGGCAGCCGCGACGGTGCCCAGCGAACGATCGTTGAGCGCCTTGGCCGCAGCGGCGCGCGCCGTCTCGCTCAGGCCATTGTCCCGGATCTTGCGCAGGACCGTGATCGCGAGCTGGGCGTACTTGCGTGCCTCGGCGCGGACCGCCGAGGTGAGGCTGAACGCTGGCGTCGGCGCCATCTGGAACGGCAGCAGGGGCGCCGCGTCGCCGCCAATTTCGACCGCCGGCTTGCCGTAGCCGCGATCGAGGATTTCCTTGGCCGCCGTGATGCGCGCCGGCTCGCTCGTGCCGTCGGTCAGCAGCTTCACCAGCGCCGTGATGTTCTGGTGCACGTCGCTCTGCGCGATCGCGTCGATCTCCGTCGGCACCTCGGCGTTGAGCGCGGCCTTGAGGTCGACGCCCGAGATCGACGTCGGCGAGCTCGCGCCCTTGGGCTTGCGGCCGGCGCCGGCGCGCGCGCCACCACGGCCCGACTTGGGCTTCGCGGGCGCTGGCGTGGTGCTCGTGTCGGTCACGTTTGAATTCCGATCTGGCTTAGGCGACCCGCAAGAGGCGGGCGGCGCCAGGACCTGGCGCACTCAGGGTCAAAACCTGGGGTTTTTTGAATTCCAGGGGCCCGGGCAGACCGCTTTGAATACCCAGATTGATTAGCCCCGGGCGATTCAAACCCCAGCCCCCAGAAAAAATTTTATGGGGATGACGACCCGGCGGTCCGCGGGGGTAGAGTGGTCAAGATGTGACGGGGGGTATGGGTCCGGTATGATACCGGGCCGCGCGGGCCTGCGCCGTCTTGCGAGTGTGCGATGAGCCACATCGCCCCATGATGTTGGCCTTTACCAGGGCCAACTGAGGGAAGTCCCTACGTTCCTTGACGTGGTCGAAGAAGATGCGGATGTGCTTGCCATGGACCATCTTGCAGTCAGGGTCTTCACAGCAGTGACCCTTGGTAGCCAGCAGGTGAGGCCAACGCTCGGCCTTGATCTGCTCGCAGAGCGCACGCCACTCAGGGGAACGATAGAACTGATCGACTATCTTCTCGGGCAACCTCACCTTGAAGCGCGATGAGGGGGCCAGCTTACGTCCCATTGTTCGAAGTTTTGTCACATGACGTTTCTCCAAGTGGCGACGCCAAAGCAGCGTTTCCTACTGTCAGATCAGGGCTTTGTTTGACAAATGTCAGGGGTGCGAAGCCGTCTGAACTCAGGGCATGCGCTGCAGATGGGGTCGTTTCGACCACCATTTTTCAAATGCGATGATTGGCCTGTATCCATGATTCTTCTCAAAGTCAAATAGCCACAAGTCAAATATGGTCACGCACGAACAGGCTGATCTTTGAGCGCAACAACCTCGAACTGATCATGCTCAAGCCACATGGGCGTTGGACTTCCGAATATGTTCACCTCAGCTTTGACCCTGTGCGAACCATCAACCTTGACCTTCGTGATCTGCGAGATGACGGCGGGATATCCACAGAAAGCTCCATCGGTGACCTTGATGCTGTTGCCGATTTGGCACTTCGCCCGCGGCTTGAGCTTCTTGATCTCGATCACCCCGTTCACCTCAGCGCCCCTGATCTTGGCGATCTCCGCCTCTGGAACGATGTAGCAATTGCCGAGCACGACCGTCCCGCGCACGCCCTGAATGTCCTTGACGTCGCGCGTCAGCAACCCAATGCGCGCGAACAGATAGCCGGGAAATAGCGGCGCACGTTGCCGGCCGCTTCGCTTGACCGGCTTCCAGGTCAAGGGCAGATAAACCTCGCCGCCGAAGCGCCGCAACCAAATGTCCGCCGTCAGCTCCTGCCGAACGTTGCAGGCGATCAGGCGCCATGGGCCAGGATCGCGCGGTGCCTCATCGGCCCACGCGCCAACTCGCTGCAAGGTCGCGAAGAGGTTCCGTGCATGACCGGCGCTCAAGTTACCGCGGCTCATCGTTCTGGTTCCCCGATCGAACGCTTGTGGGAATTTCCCAAGAGCGTTGCCAATTCCTCAGATGGAAGCTTGTTTGGCCTTTTCGGCCTTGATGAACGCGGCGATCTCAGGCGTCAGATCAAACCATTCACGATTGCGCCGTATGTGCGCGAACCTGTCGTGGAGGTCGCGTTCCAGAGCGTTGGTTCCATTGATCGCGAGAAGAACCTCTGGATCATCAGGCGATGACGTTCTGAGCGACCGCAGGCGGCTTTTGAGGCTACTCGTGAATCCGATCTTGACCTGAGCGGCGCGCCTCAACTTGATAAAATAGACCACACCCTGGCGGATCGGCCCCGCCGAGGGTCTCCGCCAGATCTGGGCGCAAATGCGATCACAGTGCGCCCTGACATTGCTTTCGAAGCAGTCGTAATGCGCGATGGCTTTCTCCGCACAGACGGAGCGGATATTCTCAATCAGCCCGACCACATTGGCGATCTCTTCAGCAATAAACCGCTCTCTGGCATCGCGCCGAAGCTCGTCGAGCGTAACGTAATTGTCCTCATCGTCATGGGTGACCACGTCTCGCCCGATCCTCTCAAACATGAAGCGCCGAACGGTTTCCTCCTTGGCCTTGATCAGAACCCGCCGCTGCCGCGCCGGAGAAACCCCGATGAAATGATCGGCGTCCATCATGATGATCTCGTCGTTGCATTGGAGCGCGATTGGCGCACCAATCTTATCTTCGAGATGCTCGGCCATGAGCTGAACTAAATCCTGCATCGAACTAGCCCCCGTTTTCATTGTCTTTGTCCTACCTGTCCCACCTCAACTAAGAAAAATAATAAAGGTGGGACACACATTCATGCAGATAACACGCACGTTTGTCCTACCTGTCCAGCCTGTCCTACCTCAGAGAGGGATTTCCGAATAAATGGCGACTATCCCCTCTCGCGCGCGCACATGCACCCGCGCGCGTACGCGTGCGCGCACGGGAGGGCAGAGGTGGGACAGGTCGGACAGGTAGGACAACTCGCGCATTGATCGGCCTTTCTTTGCGTCCCACCTCGAAAGAGAGGCCGGACAGGTGGGACTCTTGTCCACAGAATGAGGGGGTTGACAGGTCAGAATGTTGGCTCTTCCTCCGATTCGGCTTCTTTGTGAGTGCCGTCGTCGCCGCGCGGCCACACGACCGATTGGCCCACGATGCGGTCGAATGCCTCTCGCGCCTGTTCAAGGGAGGGCAGTCGATAACACCATGTGCGCCCGACGATCGGCTTTCCGTCATCGTCCTCACTCTCTGCAGTCCGCCGAATGCGAGAGAGCCCCGGCAGGAGCTTGTTCATCGTGATGCCGAAGACGGTCTCTTCCTGCTTTCGGCGCACGCCGATCTTGTCGGCCGTGGCGATATAGTCGTTGAAGAGCGACGAGCAGGCGATTTCCTGCTTCCAGAGCGATCCATTTCGCCTCGTGGTCCCGGAGTTCAGCCGTTCAAACCACCAGCTTTCGACCGAGTTGAGCGAGCGTATCTTCTGCTCGAGGAGCGCAGCCGTTCGCGGGATTTGCCACAGATCGATGCTATCAAGATCGAAGGCGAGCAGATCAGCCAGGAGGGCCTCAAGCCCGCCATTGGCCAACTCAGCTTCCATCTCGCGAAAGTATTCGTGCTTCTGCGCGCAGCGCGGATCGACGTCGAGCACGGCAAAGCGCCGCTCGTCCTTCCCGGCCGGCACCACCCAGTCCTCGTTCGATGTCATGATCAGCCGGACGTAGTTCCGAAGCCTGATCGGATCGACGCCCTTGGCCTCGATCTGCTGGATCGGCGAGGTTACCAGTCCCTTTAATCGCCCCTCAGCCGCCTTGTCGCCGGCCCACACAGCCTCGTCGGCCTGCAGCAGTATGCAAGTCGCCATGTGCGCGTTGAATTGACCGGTGACATAGCGCGGGTCATCGACGAGAAAGTAGTGGCGCGGATAAAATCGGCCCATAACCTCGCCGATTTTCGTCTTGCCGCTACCCATCTTGCCGCGCATCACGAGGGCCACTCCAAGCCGCTCGCGGGGGCGCTGAACGATATGGGCGAAGAACCCGAAGACCCACTTGAAGTGCTCTTCGTTCCCCCTGCAGACGTTGTTAATCAGATGATCGCGAAAGGTCTTGTAGAGCCGATCGTCCCGCTCTCGCGCTGGCTGAACCGCAAAACCAGACCAGAGGTTGAGATAACCGGTCATGCCGGGCGCGTCGTCAGGATTGGGATGAAATTCGATGCCGCGATATTGCCGCCGGCGCCGATCGCTCATCCATCGCTTTGCCCAGGTTATTGTTTTCAGCTTACCATCTGACCCAAGGACCTGCGTGAAGCGGTTCTCAAACCATTTGTTGAAAGACCCGACTTCAAGCATCCGCTTCTCATCTTCAATCCAGGCCCCCGGCTGCTCGTGGAAGATCACCGCCTTGCTACCCATCAGGACGAGCGCGTAGTCGCGGTTGATCTCGTCGACGTCGTATCCCCATGGGTTAGCCGGCGGCGGCCCGCCCTCACCTTGGGCGTGCGAGGGAGATTTCGGCGCAGAATCAGGAGTTGCATCCGAATGTTCGGGACTCGCATCGCTTGCAACCGGATCGGATGCCTCACGCTCTCCAGACTTGACCAAACGAAGCTGCGGCTTCTTTGGGTCATGGGGCGCATGAGCGTCAGCATTTGCACCATCGACCGATTTTTTGGCCGATTCTCTATCGCCCTCTGCATATGCAAGAGCGCCAGCAGGCGCGGCGTCGCCGCCGTTTTGTGGGCTGGAAGCAGAAGAAGTGCTCGGACGCGCCTGACGGCGCGAAGTTGATTCAACCTGTGGCTCGTGAGCGCCCAACTCCAGGCCCTCAACGGGCTGCGCGTCATCGATCGCGACCGCGAGCGCCAGCCACGTCGCCTCACCCGGCGCCGTGCGCAGCTGGTCATCAAAGTCACCGTCGGCCGGCGACCATGCCACCTTGATGCTGCGGCCGGGCCGTTCCCATCGCTTGGCGGCGCGCGCGATCGCGCAGCGCGTCAGGAACTCATCCGAGGAGCGATCGCCGAGGATCACGATCTCTTCGACGCCGTCGGGCACCACGATGCCGGGCGCCTCGAGGTCGGGCTCGGGCCCGGGCACGCGCTGAGCGCGGCCGGCGGCACTCTTCAAGGTGGGGTGCGGTATGTTCTCTTTCGCCTTGCCACCGAGATTGCCGAGGTCAACCGACGTCCAGAAAGCCGTGTCGGCAATCTCCTGGCCGGCCTCATGCAAAGCGAGCCACACGGCCGCGACCTTCTCGATCCCCTCGCCGATGATCAGCCGACGCGGGTTGTCGCGCGCCACGAGCTCGATGTGGCCGCCCTTCTTGGAGCCGCGCACCTTCTTGGCGTCGAGCCGCTCGCCGGTCTCCGGATCCTTGAGCGCAAGCTTGCCCTTGGGCTCGTTGAGATTGATGTAGGTGGTGTGCACGCCCGAAAACTTGCCATCGCGCACGATCGGCGCGACCAGGACCGGACCTTTGTGCAGTGAGGCCGGCTCACCTTTGCCCTGCAGCCAGTAATCGAACGAGCTGATGCAGCGCAGCTTTGCGCTGTCTGGCAGCTTGACGCCGCGCAATGCGAGATAGGCCTCCGCGGGCGTGCCGGCGATCGGCACGCCGCTGCGCCAAATGCCGTAGAACGCCTTGCCGCGCTCGCGCTCGCGGAATTGCTGGCTCGCGGCTTCGCGGTCGCGGCGTTTGCGATCGCGCTCTTGCTCGGCCTTCCTAGCCGTCTCCGGATCGATTTCACGAGTGCCGCCCAGACGCTCAATTGCAGCGGCGAAATCGAGCCCTTCGACTTGCCGCACCAGCCTGATCACGTCGCCGCCATCCTCGCAGACCGCGCATACCCAGCCGTCCGCATCGCATTCAAAGCATGTCGAGTCCCTCGCCTGCTTATCGGGCGAGTGGATCGGGCATGGCCCAATCATGCGCTTGCCGTGCCGGCGCAGCGCCACGTATTGGGCCGCGACCTTGTCGCAAGGGTTGAGGTTCTTCACGTCCTCGATGGCAGCGTGGCTCAGCGTCATGCAGCAAGGGCCCGTACGACTTGTGTGAGGAGATCGGGACTCGACTTCACAAGGTGCACGAGCTTCTTGAGATCACATGCGGCCTGGTACTGAGCGATCGCGTCCGGATCGGGATCACTCCACTCGGCGCCATCGGTGCGCCGTCGCGTTGCCGGCTCGAATGACTCGGCAATCTCCGAAGCCATGGCCTCGAGCTGATTGAGCCTAATCATGCCGGGGTGTAGGCCAGCAGCCATCACGATGCCTCCCCAGCCGCTTGCGCCGCGCGCTGAGAGGGTTGTTCGGCGGCCGCGCGCATGGCATCGCGCGCGAGCTCGCCGATGCGCTTGAGCATCATGGGGTCGGCGGAGACCATCGCGACCAGCCGGCATGCGGCTTCGAGCGTGGCCTTGATCTGCATGTTCCCGGGATCCGGCGCCTTGAGGATGCCGGCCTCGACCAGGTCCTTCTGCACGATGCCGATGCGCTCGGCTTCGGTCGTCAGGACGTGCTGCATCTGTGTGAGGGTGATGCCTGCCATGTTCCAAGCCTAAAAAGGCATCTCCTGGGGCTGCTCGATCCCGGCCACGAGCTCGGCGACAATCGCGTCGAGCGATGGCACCTGCCTTCGATCGAGCGTATTGGCGCGGTTCTGTTTCGGCGTGAGCCAGCGCAGGTTCTCTCGCCGGTCATCGAGCGACTGCCCGTTGATGTGGTCGACCACGAGCTCGAGCGACTCCGGCGGCTCATGCTCGATCATCAGTTCGCGATGCAGATAGACCGTCGAGCGCTCGCGCCCGATGTTGCGCTTGGCGTAGAACTTCCATGGCGTTCGGTTGTGCCAGCCCCAGTTCCAGCGCCATTGCGTGCAAGGCGTCTGCGCAAGGTCGAGCATCGAACTGCGTTGGATGACCGGAGCGTGCATGGCTATGATCGCTCCTCAAACAGATCATCGCTGGCCTTGACCGCGCCGCGCCCGACGGAAGAGATCAGCTCGCGCGCCATCAAACGCTGCAGATAGGCGTCCCGGCTCGAGCGCTTGTAGTCAGTCTCAGCATCGATTGCCTCGCGCTCGACTGGATCGGGATAAGCCGCGATCAGAACCTCGAGCACGCGGCGCTCACCTTCCGGGAGGCGCGCCAAGCAGTGCTCGCGCAGCGCGGCTCCGGTCGGCAGCGGCTGATAGTCGTGGCCGAGCGCAGCAATTCCGACCTCGGTTGCGATGATGCGATCGCGCTCGACCTCGATGTGGCCACGCGTGCGCAGCCGCTGGATATAGGCGTCCCGGGAGGATCGCTTGTAGCCGGTGAGCACCGTCAGCTGCTCACGCCGAACGCCATTGGAATGCTGCGCGATCGCTATGAGGCACGCGCGCTCGCCGGAAGGCAGATGTTCGCTAGGTGCGAAATCAACGCTGCGGTGCAGATCAGAGCGATCCACCACCAAGACAGCACGATTGGCCCGATGCGCGGCGAGATGCTTGTCAGGCGTGGGTGATGGCGCGCCGCGCCATTGAAGCGGCGGGCTCTTGGCAGCCTTGTCGGCCGGCGCCCCTGGTGGGCCCTTGGCGGCCTTATCAGCCCATGACTTCAGCAGCGCTACCGCATAGCGCTCGTCCTTGAATTCCTCGCCCAGCGCGTTGATCCTCGCGATTAAGCCAGCCACCTCCACTTGAACGGTGGAGACCGCGTTCGCGTAGCCATCGGCCCTGCCTTTGGCGTAGGCCTCCTCGATCGCCTTGGGGGCAGCCGGCGCCGGTGCCGCTGGTTTCGGCGCGGAAGAAATCTCTTTCTTGAGCCGCGCGATCTCGGCGCGCAGCGCCTTCGGATCGTTGGCTTCGGCCTCCTTGACTGCGTCCCCGATAATCGCGCGCAGCTCTTCCTGATCGACTGTCGCGGTCTTCACTGCGATTTCGGCGACGTCGCCGGTTGGCGTTGCCGTATTGTCGTAGGTCTTGAACTTCGGAAACTTGACCTGCTCGAAGATGCGGGCTTCGCCCGAGCATATCCAACCGGTTCCGGTCGGCAGTGACGACAGCGAGCTCGCGACCTTCTCCTGCGCCTCCTTGTCGGCGTTCGCCTTGAGCCATTTCAGCACCGGCTCCTGATCGGCCGGCGTGGTGAGGCGATGCGCGATCACAGTCTCGCAGCTGCCGAGCACGGCGTTGTGCAGCGCCTGGATGCGCTGCGTCGCCACAATCAGCCGGATGCCCTTGGAGCGACCCGCGGTCGCGAGCTTCTTCGCCCAATGGATCGCCATGTTCTCGGCGCCGATGCCGGAGCGCTCCTTGGGCGCGAACTCATGTGCTTCCTCGATCACGAGGTAGACGACCCCGCGCGCGCTACGCATGAGAGCCGGCGCGAAGTCAATAAAGAAACGTTGCAAGCCGCCCGCCTCGAAGTCGGCCATGTCGATGATCGATAGCGGCAGCTTGCCGGAGCCAACGAGCTGGCCGATCACCTTGCCGGCGGACGAATGCAGCGGGACATGGCCGCGCGGACCGCCGAGGATCTTGAACGCCAGGCCCGGACGATCGCCGTTCGCGCTCGAGGTGATGCCCCACCAGTCGGACTTGATCGCGTCGAGCACGCAGACTCGGAAGCCTTCAGCAACCACTTGCTCGACGGCCAGCTTCTCGGTGCTGGTCTTGCCGCTCCCGGTCTTACCGAGGATCGCCGTGTGGTGCTTGAGCACGTCGTCGGGGATTGGATGCTTGCTGGTCATGCCACGGTCCTCGCGCGCCGCCCCTGCATCAAAGCGATATAGCGCTCCTTCGCCGTCTCAGGCGTGCCCATCGGCTTGCCCATGCGCTTGAGCATCGCCATGAAGCCGCACTGGATGCGGTTGATCTCGATCGCGCCGAATGAGACTGCGAGCGCGCGCTTGGAGAGCGCGATGTCGTAGTGGTCGCCCTGGTACCACTTGCGAGCCACGCCGATCCTGTCGGCCATCGCGTGGAGCTCGTCCTCGGTATCGGCGATCATGTGACAGAGGATCAGCCGGCCGAAGGGCGCGCGCATGTTGTCGACGTAGATCATGCGCGGCCCTTTCGAAATCCGGGCTTAGGCGATCGCGGCTGCGGCTGGAATCGTGGATAGCTGACCTCGCGCACGTCCTTGCGCAAAATCTCGGAGAATTTCGGCTCATACGGAGACGCCGAGATTGAGACCATAATCAAATTGCAGCCGGTTCCGCGGTGGCAGTGCGGCCCGCAGGCCGTGCATTGGCAAACCTTGCGGGGCTCGTAGAAGGCGACCATCACCGCCCCTCCCCGACATGCTCGATCACGAAGCCTTCCCACATGGCCTTGGCGGCAGCGAGCA